AAGACACGGGTAAAGGGATTCTAGTTGAATGGGATGCTGGTATTATAAATCCAAATGAACCAAGAAACCAAAATTTGATTAGAGAATCTTATGGTCAGTTAGACCATTCTAAACCGTTTGTTTTTTATGCAACACTTCAAAAATGGGGAGTTCCAAATAGAAACGGTAGAGTATACCCTGAAAAAATATTAAAAAGAGAGGCTGAAAAATATCAAGAGGTCATTAAAAAAGGAATGTCAATTTCTGAATTAAATCACCCCGAATCTTCTTTAGTGGATTTAGATAGAGTTTCTCACCTTATAACTGAAACGTGGTGGGAAGGAAATGTATTGATGGGAAAAATTAAATTATTAACAAGTCCCGGTTTTCACGAAAGAGGAATTGTAACATCTAAGGGAGATGTTGCAGCAAATCTTATGAGACAAGGAGTCACTATGGGAGTATCTTCTCGTGGGGTCGGGTCTTTAGTAAAAAAAGGAGACCAAAATGAGGTACAGGAGGATTTTGAATTAATTTGTTTTGACCTTGTATCATCACCATCTACACCAGGAGCTTATCTTTATTTGAACGCTGAAGATAGACCAAGATATGAAGAAAAATTGGCAGAACATGATAATACTTCAGTTAGTGGTGGTGGATTAGAAAAATCTGTTGACTTAATGAAAAGATTGTCCGATTATTTAGGAAAGTAAAAAAATTAAATTATGGACGAAAAGTATTTTGTAGCAAAAATCACAACTGATATGGTTGATGACAACACAGGTAAAATCAAAAAAATGAGAGAAGAAAAATTGGTTAAAGGTTTTTCACCAACAGACGTTGAAGCTAAAGTAACTAAAGCTTATGAAAGTTACTCAATGGATTGGAGAATCACCGCAATCGTTGAAAGTAAAATTGACGAAGTTATTGAATAAAAAAATTCTTAACATTTTTATAAAGGTCCCCAAAAGGGACCTTTTTTATTTTTTAACGGTTTTTCATATAAAAAACAAACTTTTTGGAATATAGATATATTTATTATAAAAATAAACGCAAAATTATATGCTTTTTTAAATGAGTAACAGAAAATCAGAATCGTTAGTAGAGGAGGCTTTATTACAAATGAAGTCTATCGAAGAGGCGATTAGTGAAAATGCAAAAGGAATACTTGCTTCAACCATGAAACAAGAAATCGGCGAATTAGTAAGGGAATCTATAATGGGTTCCAAAAAATCCTTAAAAGAACAAGCACAAGGTGGTGAACAACCACAAGGTTCAGAAGAAGAAGGAGAAGAAGTAGAAGTATCAGGTGAAGAGGAAGTGGAAGCACTACCGGCACCAAGTACTGATAATGGTATGGAAGGAGCTCCTGAAGGTCCAACTGAAGAACTACCTCCACTTGATATGACAAAATCACCAATGTCCGACGTTATGAAAGTTTTCAAAGCGATGGGAGATGAGGACGGTTTTATCATTCAAAAAGATGGAAACTATGTTCACTTGAAAGACGGTAAAGCAAATACCGAATATCTAATCAGTATGGAAGTTGACGAACCTGAAATGCCAACAGAACAACCTGTCGAAAACATGGCTGAAAATACAACATATGAGTTGGTTTTTGAAGACGATTCGATGTCGAATGAAATGGACTATAACGAAGATATGGGCATGGATGAAACGTACATGGATGAAATGGACTATAACGAAGAAATGGGCATGGATGAAACGTACATGGATGAAATGGACTATAACGAAGAAATGGGCATGGATGAAACGTACATGGATGAAATGGACTATAACGAAGATATGGGCATGGATGAAGAAGTTTATGAAATCGACCAAGAATCACTTGAAAATGTTGTTGAGGCGTTTAAAGCGAAAGGTAAAATTGGAAAACTTAAAACCAATATTTATCCTTCAAAATTGAAACACGGTGTTACTGAAACAGGCGAAGATGAAATTTCAGACGGATGGATGGACGAAGAGGAAGATGATGACGTTGAAGCAACTGAAGCTGCTAGAACTTATGGAAATGGTTCTAAAAAAGGTAGAGGTTTAAGAAAGGGAATCACACCAAACAGAAATTTAACGTTTGAATCTCGTGAATTGGAATCTTTAAGAGAAAAAAATGAAGAGTATAGAAAAGCATTAGACTTTTTTAGAAATAAATTAAATGAAGTTGCAATTTTCAATTCTAATTTGGCTTACGCTACTAGATTGTTTACAGAACACTCAACAACAAAACAAGAAAAAATCAACATCTTAAGAAGATTTGACACTGTTGAATCTTTGAAAGAATCAAAATCACTTTACAGAACAATCAAAGAAGAAATTGGTGAGTCACCAAGTTCTATGATGAACGAATCAATTGCACAAAAAGTTGTTAAAACTCCAAGTAATGGTTCAGCATCAAACTTGATTGAATCTAAAGCTTATGAAAATCCTCAATTTATGAGAATGAAGGATTTAATGAACAAAATAAAATAAAAAATAAAAATAAACTCTAAAAAAAATTAAAAAATGGGAGCATTATTAGAATCAGGTCTTGTTGGTAACATCGGGTTAAAACACCTTAAAGTTATCAAAGAAGATACAATTAACAAATGGGATAGATTAGGATTCCTAGACGGTCTTAAAGGACACATCAAAGAGAACATGGCACAGTTATATGAAAACCAAGCGTCTCACCTAATTAACGAAGCTGCGTCTTCAGATAGTTCAGGTTCTTTCGAAACTGTAGTTTTCCCTATCGTTAGACGTGTATTCTCTAAATTATTGGCTAATGATTTAGTATCGGTACAAGCAATGAACTTACCTATCGGTAAATTGTTCTACTTTATCCCTAAAATCCAAGGATATTCTGGTGGTGTTATTACAAACACTGTAGGAGTTGTTTCAGGTGACCATTATGCACCTATTGGTTCGCCAAGTAACCCGTCCACTAACACACAAGCTGGATACTCAACAGGAACTGGTGACTACAATTCAACGTACCAAAAAAATCTTTATGATTTATTTTATGAAGGAGCAGAACCAGGATTAAACCCAGCAGGTTTGTTTGATTACTCAAAAGGTCAATTCGTAACTGTAACAGGTTTTACACCTACAGTTGCTTGGTCTGGCGGAGCATTAGTTGCTTCAGCTTATACAACATCTAGTAACTTAGAATACAGAAAAATCTTAGTTGCATTATCTGGATTTACAAATGCTGGTCTTGGAAAACTTATTGGACCTGATGGACAAGAAATGGATACAGAATCCTTCTTATCTAATCTTGTACTTTATACTCCAAATTCTACAGCGGCTTCAAACCTTGGTACGTCTACTTTCACACCACTACTTTATAGAGTTGTTACTCAGAAGTATGGACAAGGAATCGTAGGACCTACTTCAACTTTAACACAAGCCCCTTTTGGTACATCATCTACAGGTGGTAATGGTGGTTACTATGACAACGTTTGTTCTCAAACAGGATTTATCTACTTAGAAATCGACGCACAAGTACCCGTATGTGTTTCTTGTACTAACGCAGCTACAATCGACGGATATTCAGGAGCAACTTTAACCGCATCTTCTTGGTCAGGAACTCAAGGTAACACAATTATTATGGCCGCTTGGAGACGTTACAAAGAATTAGAATTTGAAGACCAAATTGGTGAGGTTTCTTTTGACCTTGAGTCAGTTACTGTATCAGTTACAGAAAGAAAACTAAGAGCACAATGGTCTCCTGAATTGGCACAAGACGTTTCTGCATTCCATAACATCGACGCTGAGGCTGAATTAACAGCTTTATTATCTGAGCAAGTGGCTGCAGAGATTGACCGTGAAATTCTTCGTGACTTACGTAAAGGAGCGGCTTGGAACTTACGTTGGGATTACAACGGATGGAGAAGATTGTCTAACACAACTTCTTATACTCAAAAAGACTGGAACCAAACTTTAATTACGGCAATCAACCAATTGTCTGCACAAATCCACAAATCTACTTTGAGAGGTGGAGCAAACTGGATTGTTGTTTCTTCTGAGGTTTCTGCAATCTTTGATGACTTAGAATACTTCCACGTATCTAACGCATCTCCTGAGCAAGACCAATACAATATGGGTATTGAAAGAGTTGGTACATTAGCAGGTCGTTACCAAGTATACCGTGACCCTTACTTCCCAGCAAACCAAGTATTGTTAGGACACAAAGGAACGTCATTGTTAGATACAGGTTACGTTTACGCACCATATGTACCTCTACAATTAACACCTACAATGTACAACCCATTCAACTTTACACCTATCAAAGGTATTATGACAAGATACGCTAAGAAAATGGTTAATAACCGTTTCTACGGACGTATCACAGTTGATGGAGTTCGTTCATTTGACTTAAACGAATTGAGATAATCAATTTAAAGGTTAATATAAGAAAAAGGTCAGATTTATCTGACCTTTTTTTATTAAACAAATATTTATTAATATGATTAAAAAAATTGTAAAGAAAATATTATTAGAGGCCAGTACAAGTAGATATGGTGGTTATTACAATGGCCCTCTTACAATGGGTGAAATGGATTGGGATGATGATGAACTTGGCCCATTTACTAAAAAAGTATCTAAATATTACAATGCCGACTTAGAATATGATAGTTACGACGGTTCTATGGAGTCAAATAAAAATAAAGTTAAAAGATTACAACAAAAATCAAAAAAAATAAGTAAATATAATAAAACACACAAACACCTTAGTGATGAAGAAGGTGGGCCAATCAATCCTACACCAGGTAGAAATAAAAAAATAGTACCTATTAAAGAATGGGTAGAATTAGATAAAATTACACTTAATGAAGATTTGGCTGTATGGTTTGGTAAAAAGAAAAAACCAAAAGGTTCATCTCAACCAAAAGGCCCATGGGTAAATATTTGTAGAAAAGTTGACGGTAAACACCCCCCTTGTGGTAGACCTGATACAAATAAAGGAGCATACCCAAAATGTAGAGCATCTGGAGTTGCAGGTAAAATGAGTGATTCAGAAAAAAGAGCGGCTTGTCAACAAAAAAGAAAGGCGGAGTCCAAAGACACACAAACAGGTAAAGGTCAAAAACCTATTATGACTTC